TACCTCATTCGTAGCTGCAATCCTGTCTACACTCTCATACAAGTCCTTCTTGTCGAACAGTGAAGTGAATGCCATGCTTGGCGGTGTCAATGAGAAGATCATGTTCTTGGGATCGACTCCCTCCGGTACATCCAGCGGAGTTGCTGTTGCGTCAGGCCCCTTCAGTATCCGATCCACTGTCTCTTGTGTCAGACCGCTATTCTTGTTGTAGAAGATGTTGCGTCGTGCCCACAGCAGTGCTCTACGACGCTCATCATTGATCTCATTGATCTGGTCCTGTTGGTCGAGGTAGTAACTCACCTCACCTTTGGCATACACAGCCACTGGGTTGTCATGGAACCACAACGGTGTCAGTGGATAGAAGCCCTGTAGCTGATATGGATCATCCCACACCCATATTGGCCACTTCCAGTCATTGTCTGCATACATCTCCAGCCGGCGTGTCACCTTGTCCCACACATACCACACCTTGGTCATGCAGGCCTTCTCGAACTGATCCTGCGTCTCAAACCCATACGCGTTGTAGCTGTTCTCACTCTTGCTGAACAATGTGAAGTCCTGGTCATCATTCGTGCTGCTACCATTGTTCAACACATGTGTAGGCTCGTAGATGCTGACCTGCTCTTCGTTGTCCTCATTCTCGACTGCAAACACCGCGTTGATATAACTAGTTGGCAGCATGTCCTCAATCATGACCCAATTGCAGTCACTCAAGTAGGGATCGTTGCCGTTCGGGTCGCGCAGCACTTGATGTGGCATGCGTATACGCACGTATGGTCCACTGGGTTGCAGGAATTCAATCTTCTCCTCCAACGCAGTGAGCTTGCCCTCTATCTCTCTGATGTCCTCATCATCATCTGCCTGCTCCAACTCCTTCGACAATGCAACCAAGTCCTGCATCGCCTGCTCACTGCTTTTGTCCTTCTTCGTGTATCCTGTCTCGAACCATGCCTGATTGGTCAGCAACGCCACGAGCACATTCTTCTTGGCCTTAGGCTTGATGTTCACTCCAGGTGCATACTTCAGATTGAACAGCGTGCTGATCAACTTCTGCATGCTGCGTGAGAATGTGTCACCAACTTGCTGATCAGTTGGATTGCTGCTTGGCTCCGTAGTCACGCTCACTGTAGGATTCTTGGCATACAGCTCAGGCACTTGTGCTGTGACATTGCTGAACACAATGTTCTCAGTGCTGCTGTGCATATCATTGAGGCGGCGTGCAATGTTCCTGTTGCCACTCACCTTGCCCCAACGATTGCGGTAACCACTAGATACACCATCGCGATGGTCAGCCTGATCATGGTTGTAATACCGAATCGCCTCATCCCATGCATCAATGAGGTCCTGCATTGACTTCTGCGCCACATCTCTACGTGACCGCCACATTGGGCCGCGTTTAGATGACACAGGTATGCGGCTATCAGGCATTGCCCGGTAGACTGCTGGTGCGGTAGGCTCCTGATCATCAACGCCAAGTCCATCCTGAGCAAGCGACTGCTCTAACGGATCGCTGTTCGCATCCAGGTCCAGTTGATCAGGTGACTGCTGGAACCGATTGGGGTTGTCGCTCACTTATGCCTCGCTAGCGTCTCTCTACGCTGCTGACGCTCAATCTCATGCCACGCCAACCATGCAGGTGGTGTATTAGGCTTGCCAACGAACTTGGCCAGTCGTGGCCTGTTACTCATGGCATACTTCCACATATCCATGGCATGGTCGTTGCGGTCTACTGGCTTGTCAGTTGTCTCATCAGATCCGTCACGCTGAAAGTAGTATTCTGTGATCTCATCAACGAACCAATGGCACTGATCTGAAACGTAAAAGTGTGGAGACATACGCAGCCCTGTAATTGGATGCTCGTGTTGTGAAAGAGGCGACAGATATTGCCAGTTCTTCGCAATGCCTGAGCTAATATCATTGTTGCCGCGCTGCATCTCAATCCCTTCGTCATGGAACAGGCCCGCAACCGTCTCTCCCACTGTTCTTGAATTGCCAGTCTTTCTCCTAAAGACATCGGGGTCAGCATAGATCATGCCTAGGTCACTGGACTCAATACTATAAGCTGCGCGTATCTCATGTATACGTCGCGCCGCATCTGCGATGGTAAGCTCGGCAACTCTGTAGCCATCGAGCAGAAACACATTGGAGTCGTCGTCAACAAGAAAGAGTCCATAACAACTGTGCCGCGACAGTCCGTGGTCGTATCCTTCAACGAATGAAGGCTGAAAGCCCGACACCCGCAGCGTCCGCAAGTATGTGCGCATAGCCTCATGCTGAATGATATGGAGCGTTTCGTCGAACTGCGGATAGATAAGCCCTGAAAGTGCTCCCCAACGACCGAATACGAATCGCTCTCGCATGCTGCCTGTGTAGGTGGCAAGCATTCCCCTGATGTAGTCCTCTCCGACGTTCTCAACGTTCTCGTATGTGCTGCCTTCGAACAACTCAATGAGCGGGGTAGGTCTGCCATCGATGAGGATCGCTCGTCCATCGCTGTCCACCTCACACATCAACTTGTCAGACACCACACCCCGCTGGAAGTCATGCAGTGGCTTAATGATCTCACGATAACACCAATTACGAGTAGGATTGAGAGTAGCGATGAACCAACGAGGCCCAAAGCGTGGCATCTGCTTGTCATCACCGATATACTCCGTGTTCCCACGCAACCGGCCCATGAGGTCCATGAAGTCCTTATGACTAAACTCTGGGTCTTCTAGCTGGTCTACGATTATCCAGTCGTAGGTTGCGGACAACAAGTTTGACTTCGATTCTTCCGTCTCTTTGCCTCGCTGCGCAACATACCTGAAGTTGACTGTCGAGCCATTCTTCAACAACAACGTATTCTCGTCTCGGCTTGGCATACGCTTGACCCAGTGCGGCGGACACCACTGCAAGAATTCCCGGCGTATCGTGTCGTTCAACTTGGGGTACGTTGAACGCGCCACCAGCCCATTGCATCCTGGGTATTCCTTGGCCAGCTTCAGCGCCTTTACGCATGCAGCAGCCGTCTTACCGTTACCGAAGCCGCCACCAAGGAATTGCACCTTGGCATATGACCTGTGGAACCTGTCATGCATTCCACCTTCTACAATACGGTAACGCCTGCTCATGACGACGGGAACACGACCGCATAGGCGTGGACCAGGATGATGGTCTCGGTGCCAAGGGCGAGCTGTAGGTCGAGGTTGATCCAAGAATCAACTGTCGTATCGATAGCGCCGGCTGAGAGTGCATTAGCTGTCGAACCGAACGGAACGATCGTAGTCGCGTTATAACTAACCTGCGCGTTCGTGGCGTTGTTGTTGCGATACGCAGCCAATACCTGAGCCGTTGCTGCCGTATTAAATGTTCCGAATGTCGCAGGCGCACCAGAGGTGGCTCCTGCCGTCGTTCCCCATCGGATGCCCAAGACTTTGTTGTTTGCACTGTTGGTAAAGTTGACTAATGCCTTGATCTCGACGTGGCCGTTCCTGCCTACCGAATTGGCGGGGACACGAAGCGCAGCAACATTGGTGACGCTCGTCGTGCCAGTGACGGACACCTGCCCCTGAGTTGCAACCATTATGCTCATGGCACTGGGAATACCACTACAGCAGCGTGTGTCAGCGTCAGCGTCTCGCCGGCCCCAGCAATCGAGCCGTCAATGTTCACGTAGCTGTCGGCCGTCGTATCGACATTATTCGTAAATGACGCAGAGGCCGACGTTCCGTAAGGCGCGAACATATTTGTGTTGAATGATACCTGTGCGTTCGTCACGTTATTGTTGCCGAAAATCGCCAGACCCTGCGCCGTTGCCGTAGTTGTCTGCGCTGTGTTCGCAACCATGTTGAAACCGGTAACGCCGGCCGCAGAGGCAAACCGGACCACGAAGGTCTTGCTGTTGGCGCTATTCGTAAAGGCCCACAGCATCCGCACCTCGACCAATCCGTTGCGGCCGATCGTGCCGCCCGGTATCCGCAGCGCCGCAAAGTTGGTCTCAGCGATAATGCCGGTCAGCGTCACCGATCCCGCAGTAGCGATGACGATGCTCATGGCGCGTAGAACACCACAGCGGTGGCGCGTTGCAGGGTCAGCACCTCGGTGCTGAGCGCTAGCTGACCGGTGATATTCAGCCACGTATCCTGCGTAGTATCGAGGTTAGTCGTCGGCGTGCCACCGCTTGTGCCGAACGGGATAAGCGGCGTGTTGTAGGTGACCTGCACATTGGTCGCATTGGTATTGCGGATGATGAGGAACGCTTGCGCCATGGCTGTTGTGGTCGGTCCAGATGAGGTTATCGACACACCACCTCCAGGAGCGTTGTTCCAACGGTAGTTGTGCGTCTTGACGTTGGCGGAATTGGTGTAAGACCACAGGCACTTAAGCTCAATGACACCATTCTTGCCCATGCTGTTCGCCGGTATCTTCAGGCTCGCCAAATTGGTCTCCGTCGTCGTGCCGGTAACCGACACCGATCCAGTGGTTGAGATAGTATACTCAGGTGTGGACTTAGCCAATCCACTACCAGCTGGGAACTGCCTACCAACAAATCCTGTCCTGAAGAACATTACTGCGCCAACTCTGCAATGTTCAAGCTGCCACTAGCACTGTCCTGTATAACTGCCAGCTTCTCACCACGCACTACCCAGAAGTACTCAGGTGTATACGCTGGTATGAGTATGGCTCCTGTTGCCACAGCCGCTGTGGGATTACTACCGAATGCAATCCAACACGCAGCATTACTCACCACACGTATGTGCGTCGTGTTGTTCGGCACAACCCATGACGATCCGTCACTCGGTACAAGTGGAGTGGTTGGTCCTGTCTGGAATGCAGCGCTCTGTGCACTTGTGCCACTGAATGCTACATTCTGCACCAACGCGGGACGTGCCGCTTGCACAGGTTGTCCATGCTGGTCAAGCTTGATGGTCATATCCCCTCCATGTCTATCGTTGGCACTTTGTCGCCATCACGCTTCACATACTCAATGACCAAGCCACCATCAACGCGATGCCTATGCTCAACAACGTCAGCAGGACGATGCCCACTGCGATCCAGTATGTCCTTAGCTGCGGCCATGCGATCTGCTCGATTTCCTGCATCCAGCGCCTCCACCATAGTCGAAGCAGCACGCTTTGCATTCTTGGCGAGTAACTCGCGAACCACATCAGTTTCACTATCCAGCACCGTGCGAACGATCTGCTCATGCATGTGCGTATACGCATCACCCATCTTGATCCTGCCCACTTGCTCCACAGTGAGCTTCGTCGCGATGGCGATCTCTTCATCATCGAGGCCGAATAGTGTATAGCTGAGCACTGCACCGACGGCATTCATCGTTCTTGGCACTTCAGGGAGGTCGCTCAACTTCCTGCGCGCCGAAACTACGATTCTACGCGCTTCAGCATGAGTAGGAACTTCGACCATACGTCGCGAATCGACAACTTCGCCTCCTGGCATCACCAATCGGCCGTCAGCAAGTCGTAATGGCTCAGTTCCACTCGGTAGTGTCACTACCTGCGTCCTAGCAATGATGCAGGATTCAATTTGCGGCCTGCACCGATGATTGACTCAACATATGGATTTGCAGTGCGTGCAGCGGTGCGTGCACCAGGCAACGATGGCATATCAGGCACACCGACTCGAGATGCAGCTGGATCGACATCCAACGGCCCACCACCAGCGACTACCGCTTGATTAGGCGTCACACCGGGCGGCAGACCTTGTGATTGACGAATAATACTATACGGATCGCTTAC